GGAACGGCACAGCCTGGGTGAAAGATGCAGAAGCAGAAAAACTGTTCCGGATCCGGAAGGCGGAAGAAACAAAAAACAGCCTGATGCAGATGGCCAGTGAGCATATTGCGCCACTTCAGGATGCCGTAGATTTGGATATTGCGACGGAGGAAGAGGCATCGTTACTGACTGCATGGAAGACATATCGGGTATTGTTGAATCGTGTTGATACAACAGTAGCATCGGATGTTGAGTGGCCAGTCGCCCCGCAATAAAAGGATAAAGCCATCGATAGAAATATTGATGGCTTCATGTACTCTATTTATACAATACAACACCGCTCTTTTTTGTTATATATGTGCAGTTCGATGGTATATCTTTATTTATAAAAGACATTGCACCTATTTTTACATTATCCCCAATTTTACGTGATAATCCAATGATGCAACAATTAGCTCCGATATCAACGTTATTACCAATTTTTACTCTTGAACCAGGCATGTCACCATCTACCTGTCCAATGGTAGTATTCTGTCGCAAAACCAGATTTTCACCAGCATCAACAGCAAAATGAACAACAATTCCAGTATGATGGGGAATTGTTAAACCTTTTCCAATATTTGCGCCCAATCCAATTTCGCAACCAAATCTGTTAATTATATTATTGTTTAACTTTCTGGCTGCTTTCTTATGTAATTTATTGCCATTAATATACATTTCATTAGCCAGTCTCCACCAGAAAAGGAAATTCCGATTGCGCTGCTTCTTCTCTCTTAATAGTCGCCAAACATCCATTTTTTCACGCCTGATGATTTCAGCCATCCAGTAGCTCAATAGAGCTTTTGAATTCCCGAAGATGACAAAGTGAATAGCTATTAAGTAACATAACATATTGCAACTGCCTATATTTTTTGGTTTCTATGTTTATATATTGACATTATAATTAAAACAATAATCATCAGTGTGTTACTGCGTTCCTGCTAAACTAAATCAACGCACAATGTAAACACAAATGTTAATTTTAAACTGAGCGCTAAAGGGATGTCAATATTGTATTGATAATGAGTTGCAAGATTGCCAACACTTTCTATATTTTTGGATGTAATAATTTATATTTTATCTATTTAGTGTTTCTTTAGACTTATTAAGGATGTCATTATTAATTTATGGCTTGCCATTTCTATACATATCTGTTAAAAATTTTGACTTGTTTGTTGAAAATAGATTTAATTGATTGGTTTATTTTTTACATGACGCTCTTTAATATAGCTTCAGGTATATATAAGCACAATGCATTATTTCCAGAGGAAATTAACAAAATTGTTAGCTCTTATTTGTTGAGCTTATAGATATTAATTAAGGCCCGATTCCGGGCCTTTCCTCATTCCGGCTTTTCGGGAAACGTTACTGGAAGGATGGAGGTATCCGTGGATTCGACTTTCTGCGCATAGAGAATCCACTCGGTTAATTTTTGTTTACCCTGAACGGAAATAATGCCTAGCCGTAACTGTGAGTCCCAGAGCTGAGTTTTATCCCTGACGAGCTGTAGCAGGCTTTGCTTTTCTTTTTCCGCTTGTTGTCTTTGCATGACCGGTTGAGAAGTTACTTTGCATACCATTACCTCCTGACAACGTAGGAGGGAACTTGTGCTTGACACACAGGAATTAGCTCCAGTTGCTATTGCGCTCCTGCTTTCAGTAATTGGTGGGATAGGCACGTTCCTGATGGATGTCCGAGACGGTCGCCAGTCTGGCAATTTGTTGGGATTGGTTACGGAGATCTTTGTTGCAGTGACAGCTGGCGCGGTGGCGTACCTATTGGGGCAACACGAGGGCTGGGAGTTATCAATTACGTACTTAATGGTAACGATAGCCAGCAATAACGGTCATGAGGTGATTTCAGGGATGAAACGAGTGAATATCGATAGCATTCTGAATGTTCTTACAAGTTTGGTGAAAAAGGGAGGTGGGAAATGATTGGCTGGGGTGTATGCGCTCTTGCGTTAGCCTTAGCCGATCGCTATTTGCTAAAACGCAAGGACATCACGCATTTAGAACTTGGTGATGTGGAAATTAAACCGGGTTTCATCCGGGTGCCGTTCAAATACCGGTCTAAATTCCCGTTTTTGCGCGGCGCAACGGTCAGATATTGGATCCGCGATGTTCAGAAGCCAACGACAGTGATTGAAGGCGAACAACGTTGTCTGACGTCGGCTGAACAGGGCGAAAACAGTGAATGGTTGTACATACCCACTGAATATATGGGTAAAGGAGAACGGCTGTGGCATTTCAACGTCATGGTTACGCATGGCGACTCGTTCATTAACCCGTTGTATCGGATTTTCCCTGTTACTCAGCAAATCCGCAGAAGTTACGTAATAAATCTCGCACAGGATGTGTCAGATGACGAAAAATAAGTATGCAACGGTCGATTTTGACCAGGTTAATGAAAAGGGGCTGAAATCCCTTATCGCGGCGATCAATAAAACCGGTGTTACGGTAATTGAGGTTGACTCCAGCAACCGCGCAACAACGAAAGATGGCGTTAAAGTTAAAACCGCAAAGCTGGTTCTTAACGACGGACAAATTCTTGCCATACAGGTAAACGATACTGGCGATATATCGTCTGTGAGGCTGAATGGAAAAGCTATTCCTAACGCTCAGTCGCCGGATATCAAGACGCTTGGTACCGTCATGGGGCAAGCGGCCCGCAAAAACTCCGCAAAATTCCAGAAATCACTGATCGCCAAAGCGAAACGTGTTGCCAATCCGGTAGACAAGAAACCGGCAGTAAAATCCAACTTTCAGCGCCTGCAAGAGGCAAAACAGCGGAATGCTCAGGTGGTTGCCGCTTATAAATCAGCGCAGAACTCGGTGTCTTTCAATCAACAGCAGATCACTGATTTGCGGGCGAAGCTGGATAAGGAGACAGGCCGACTCAATAACGAAAAGGCCCGAAATGGCGAACTCAAACGCCGTCTTAAGCAACTGAAAGCAGGAAATTAACATGGAACAGTTCAATATCAATAAAGGGGTGGCGATCAAGCCTGGGCTTGACGTGCTTCCCCCGCCAGTGACTGATGATGAATATCGCGCATTAATGGCCGGTGAGGACCGCTATCTGATGACGGAATCCAACACCCTGGAGGAAATCGAGGCTACGTTCTTCTATGACACGCCGATCCACTGGTGTGCTACGGATTTACTGGAGGCGATTAGTTCTACTCGTTTGCAGCTACACCGGACCATGCAGGCATTTGTCCGGGCATTGAACCAGAAGCTGAATGGTACCGGAATCTCTGCGGGGAGTGATAAAACGGGGGACGTGGCCCAGAACGGTGCACGCGCGATCGGCGGGGCTGAAATTGGCCGGGCGCGTAACGTTAACGGGCTGCCGGTTCTGCCAGCCATTATTCCGCTCAGTGATGGTCAGACTATCAGCATTCTGTTTCATAGCCCGACAGCGGAAAACCGGATCACCAATAGCGATACGCTGATTGCTTTCCAGTTCTTACTGAATAAAAAAGACGTTACTCATACCGTTGCTCCGATGAGTGGACGTGATATGACGCTGGCGCAGGTCACCATGAAACTTGCCAACCTTGCAGAGAAAAACTCGGCAAAATTCCAGCGTGCGCAGAAGAAGAAAAAAGCCCTGGTTGATGAAATAACCCAACTACAGGCTGACAGTGACCAGAAAGAGGATGCCATGAGCGACCTCGCGGATCAGGTGGCAGCGGTAGAAGGCCAGAAGGCAGATCTGGAGCAGAAAATTAACGTGGTTGCTTCGGAAGCGGATTCTCTTTATCAAGAAAATGAGCGTTTGCAGGCGGAGATTGATCAGCTCAATCGCACTGGTGGGCGCGATACCATTGCTCCTGCGGGGATGACTGGTGGGCACTCTCGCGCGCTGACGGATCGCCTTGCCAGTATCAAAAATCGTATGCATATGGACGGGGAAGCGACGCTCAGTAATGGTGCATCAATGAAGCAATTCATTGGGGATGGCGAAGGGTATATCCAGTTAACCGATCCGGATGGCAGCGTATACATGATCAAGGCTAAATCCATACAGGGTGTGGACATGGCAGATGCGATCGGCAAGCTGTTTAAAGCCTATAAAGCGGGTAATGTATCGGAATACCTGGTCCAACCAGAAGAACATAAACCGGAAAACGTCGAACCTGAACCAGCGGAGGATACCGGTAGCTCTTCGCCTGAACCAGAAGTCTCTGTAGGTGCATATCGATATGCCCTGCAAATGCGTCCGGCGGCCCCTGGCGCAATACCTGAAGGTAACAAAGCAATTCTGCCGCGCCCTGATGAAGGTGACCCGTATTATGAATATGCACGCTACGGCATTGCTACTTACGATACCCCGCTTTCTGATCAGCAAATGAGTGAGTACGACCTGAAGTTATTGCCTCGCGAGGATTCTTTCGACTTCCTGGCGAAGACACTTACTAATGGTCCGTTTGGCAAATATGCACAAAAAGCTCTGGAGCTGGCCACCAGCTCACCAGACGAGTTCCGCGTAATGCTGAAGACTCAGTTTCAAAAAACTTTCCCCAATATTGCGTTTCCGGGGGGCGCTGGCACCGAGAAAATGGTGCAGAGCATGATCAATGCATTGCAGGCCGAAGTCGGTGAGATTACTCAGCCAGAACCGGCCCCGGCACAGCCTGATGAAACGGTTAGCGAAGCAGATGCAGAGGCTAATAAAGCCATTGAATATCTCAATAACGTGATGGATATGCAAAGCACTGACATGGCGGAGATCCGTAACGCCCGGGGCAATGTCCGGGAAGCGATTGCAGCCCTTCAGGCTGCCGGACGTTTTGAGGAAAACGAAGAGCTGGTTAATGGCGCTGCTCGCCACCTGGCTGATCTGCTGGTAGCAATCCAGAAAGCGGGGGTAGCGGCATGACACTATCAGCTATTGAGTTAATGGATCTCAGCGATAAGTTGGATGCTCTGATGTCCAAAGCGGCTACCGCGAGTGGCATGGAGTTGCTGGATATCAGCGATGAAATTGACCAGATCATGCAACAGATGGGGTACGGCGCGTCCGGCGGCAGTAGTGGCGAGGAAAAACAACCTTCGGTACATGATGGTGTGCCAAAACTGGTTGCTGATTTCCTGGCTGATAAATTCGTCGATCAGAGCACAGATGCATTTATCGGTACCTTGCAGGACTTGAGTCAATATGTTGGCACATACATCGACCTGGACCAGGTTAAACAGCACACGGCGGCATGGATAGCCGCCAACATTAAAGAGGCAGCATAAGGCGTAACAGGGATGAGCTTAAGCGATCAGGTGGTAATGGCCACCAGCATAGAAACGCTGATCGAGCTGCTAAAGAACCTGCCCGATTATGGGCGGGTTTCGTATGTGGTGACAGCGAAGGGAGACGAGGTAAAAACAGCGTTTGATATCGTCGATGCCTCAGTTCTTTTGGTATCCAATACTCTGGATGGGAAAATTAATCCAGACTATCCCCAGGAACTTCAGCCGCGCGACCGGACCCGCGCATCCAGCCTTCTTCAGGTTAACCAGATATCCAAAGATTTGCGGCCTGCTCAGCTTACCGATTCCGGTTTATCCAGCCATGGCGCGCCGATAATTGGTGAGGACAATGCCGTTGAGTCAGGTAATGGACGGACCATGGGGATCATCAAAGCCTATCAGGACGGCAATGCGGATCGGTATCGTGAGTACCTGATTGATCATGCGACCGAATTCGGCATACGACCTGAAAAGGTTGAATCAATGACGGCTCCGGTACTGGTGCGCCGCCGGTTAACTAAGGTTGACCGCGTTCAGTTTGCCAAGGACTCAAATATTTCTGATCTTCAGGAAATGGCAGCCAGTGAAAAGGCTTTTGTTGATGCCGACAGCATAACACCGGCGATGATGGCGCTTTTTAACCCGTCAGAAAGCGGAGATCTGCTTAGCCGCAGTAATGACGCGTTTATTCGCGGATTTATGACGCAAGTTGGTGCCACACAGGCGGCTGGCCTTGTAACTGAAGATGGGCGACCAACACGGCAACTTGTTGACCGTATACAAAACGCGATCTTTGCCAAGGCATATAAGGATGCGCGCCTGGTAAGGATGGTTGCAGAAGAACCTGATCCGGATATGCGTAATGTTCTGACGGCGCTTAATGCGGCAGCCAATGATTTTGTCCAGATGCAGGCTTTATCAGGAGAAGCGCACAAGCAGGCTGTGACAACTATTGTTGATGGCATTGAGACATCGGATAGCCTCGATAAAAAGGCGCTGGCGGCATTGAAAGATGCGGTAGACCTGGTAAGGCAATCGAAGGAGTCAGGCCAGCATATTACCGATGTTATTGCTCAGGGGGATATGTTCAGCGAAACGGCCCCGGAAGTGAAAGCACTCGCGTTGTTCATCGTCGCGAATAACCGTAGCGCGAAGCGTATGGCCACCGCCTTTAAGTTGATGGCGCAACGTATCAATGATGAGTTACAGCACCAGGGCCAGGCGCTCGGGGATATGTTTGGCGGCGGCGATGTGTCGTTACAGGATATCCTTCGCCAGGTATCTCAGGAACTGGAAAACGAAGGTATGCAAGGGATATCTGGCGGTCTTTTCGAGTCAGCTTCTGGCGGTAGTTACAACGGTGTTGCTCCATATACCAGCTTGCTATTACATCGGGCATCCGGCATCAAAGACATTATTCATCTGATCAGGCTGCTTTCCCGTACAGATCCCCAGGATGAACAGCTTGTTCAAGTGCTTGCGCATTTTGTTCGAATGCCTGTTGCCGACGTGAAAAAATGGTGCCGATTATTCGGTATCAGCAATTCGTTACTTCGCGGCTTGTTAAATCACGCATCCTCCCTTGGGCGCGATGGCTTTGACGAGATAGCGCAGGCGATAAAAAACGGAGATATGCCACCAGCTATTGACTGGTTTTCCATTCGCCCAACCAGGGTGAAAGCATTCCTTAGCGCGGCGCATTCGGCATCACCATTGGCAGAAATGGTTCAGAGGTTATCGCTCATATTCACAGACCATACCGCGTTGGGTGATCTGACTCTGGACGAGATGAAGGAAGCCTCCATTCAGTGGGCCGATCAACAAAATGAGGTTAACTCAGACTTCTTGCCAGCATTCAGGAAGGCCGTTAGTAAAGCGGATGATGCCCGTGGAATTCTGAAGGCATTTAAGGCATTGCAAAGTCGTGTTAATAAACATGTCGGTGATATCGATGGGGTAACGGCGGAAGGCCGGGATATCCTTAAAGAGCACGGCATAACGCCAGAGTTTATTGATGAGATCAGGACTGATATGCAGCGTGAGGTCGTATCGTCCCTGCAAATCGTAGCCAGAGCGTTGGCGGATGCTAATCCGAAGAGTGCGGCCATTGTTAACCGGGTTATTGGTGATATTGAAGCATCGGAGGGCATGGGGGCGCTGAAACTCTTCCTTTCGCGAGCGTTTAATCCTAACGGCAATATTCTCCCTGGCATTATTGGTGAGGCTAAAAAGTATGTCAGTGAAGAAGAACTTGAGCAGCTTGACCAACTACTTAAGCGATTCTCATATAACCCGCAGACACGCTGGCAAATGAATCAGCGAAGTATGGGTTCGGTCCACGAGAAAGTGTTATCTGCCATGAACAGTGCGATCGCAAACTCATCCGTATCTGAAGAAAAAGCTCTTGAGTGGGCCGACTCTTTTATCACAGAAGAAGTGGAAGAAGCCCGCGCTGGACAGAATGGTGGGATAGACCTGCGCAAGGAACTTGCTGATATTTATCGCCTGACCGGCGGGAAAATATCGACCTTATCAAAGGTAGTTCACCACCAGGGAAGGGCATATGCAAATCTAAATGGTGTTGTTGCTGTCAATTTGAACGATGAAAATGCGAGCGCACTGTGGCACGAGCTGGGTCATCATCTTGAGTACAGTAACCCTGGTTTGTTAGAGAAAGCCCGGTCATTCCTGAAGGCCAATGTTGAAGGGGATAAGCCATCTTTCGTCAATATCGGTGGGCGTGGCAAGCCTGAATGGTGCTTCAGATCTCGATTGAGTAATATTTATATGGCGAAGGTATACCCGCCAGCCTCAGTAAGTAACACCGGGAAAATTCGGCAGAAATCACCGACTATTTCCAAAACGTCAGCAACGGAAGTATTCTCTATGGCTCTTCAGTTGTATCATGATAAAGAGGCCGCTGCCGCATCACTGATGAATGGTGACGGATTGCTGGAACTGTTATTAGGTGTGGCAAAGGAGCTAAATAATGCAGATTAAAATCGCAGCGCCATTAGGCGGAGATGCCATTATCGAATTTGATGATAATGAAGAAGTTTCCGGGCGTTTAAGCATTATCTCCGGTGACATTACCGAGGACATGATCGCTGAAGCCATAGCTGGGGCAAATCCCAATAGCTATATGGGATTCGTTAACACCCTTGATGCTCCCGCAAGTGATGTTCTCCGAACGCTGCATCTTTACGCTGGCTGGTTTGTTGATTGGCCAGCAGTAGAGGGTGGCGATGAGGACGACGACGATGATTTTGGTGATCATGTAGACCAGATCGTATATTGAAGAAATCCCGCCGATTGGCGGGATTTCTTGTTTATGCCAGGCGGGCTATGCGTATTTTACAATCATCTAGGTGGATGCGTAGTGCTTCTAAACATGGAGTAAAGTTAGCTGAGAATTTGTCGGCCTCACAGGCCAATGCATAAAATTTTTCAGCTAATTCAAGAGATTCATCCCATATTTTTCGACTTACAAAGTCTGGTAGTGCTGTTTTTCTAAGCTCATTAGACATTGCTCCCCCAGAGCGTGGGGCAAAACCCATAGGTAACATGTCATAGGCTGGAGCAATATGATATGGGCGTCCGTGGCTACTAATAAACGATAGGTTGCCATTATGCATATCGGTATTGCCTATTAGCACACCAAAAGACCATAGCCTTGTTGCTATAATAATCGCATCAGGATGGACGCACTTATTTTTTACCAACTCTTTAACCAGCAAGGGCCATGTTGCTCTTGCATTACCAACAAATTCTGCATCAAGTGCACGAAGTGAGAATACACCTACCCGACCGAGTTGACCAACACGATCAAATCGGGGAATTTCCAAGAATCTCTGACCGTTATAATCAAAAACTTCTGTTTCTACCCCCAGAACTTTTAATGCGAGATGTTCAGCAAACAAGAGATCTCTCCAGCGCTCACTTATAGGGGTGTCGTTAGGCGCAGAGAATTTCACTAATACATGTCCACGCTCTGTGAAAGTACAAAATTTGGGTTGTTCACCTCCAGCAGATGAACCTGGCACATCACCTTCACCAGCGGCTAAAGCTAATACAGGATATTCAATTTCACGATTAACAGGAACAGGAGGCTGCATCTCTAAAAAATGCGTGCGCGCTTGCTCTCCAATTAACAAATTACCAACAACATCATGCCCATGCTTAAGTAAGGCTTTGATCACATCAGTATCTGACCATTGCTCTGGATTTGAGGGAAGGTTAAGTTCAAGAGCATATGCTGATGCATATGCTCTTCCAAGGAAGCCTTGTGGACGCATATCAAATAACCACCAAGGTAACCCATCGCTATGCCTGTTATTTTTCCCATCCTCAACCATAACATAGCCTTCTGGCCTCACCGGAATGAGAGTACCAAGAACGCAAATACACCCCTCTTCAGTTATACGATAAATGGGGACTGATTCGAATCCTCTAAAAGAGTCTCGTAAAGCATATTGAATAGATCTTCCATTTCCGATCCTAACGATTTCATCACCAAGTTCTCTTAATGCTCTAGATATCGTTGGTTGGCTAACACTGAGTTTTTCAACCAATTGTCTTGGTGTCATAGGCCCTTGATTGAGCAAGCTACGGATTGTTGTTGCATGTGTAGCCATAGTTTTAATTACTGTTGTGAATAGATTAATGAATAGGTTTATGAATGCATACCATAGCAAGCAAAACGGGAGGTGTCACTAATTTAGATAAGTTAAAAAGACTTCTTTAAGAGATAATGACTAGGCGCTTTAACTGCTAGCTAACATAATAATTGGTCATTTAACGTGGAGTTCCCCGCCAACTGACGGGGTTTTTATTAGTCACTTTCTGTTTCTTCTGGAATGTTTTCTTGCGGTTCTGCCAATGTAGCACGACATAGGTTCCTGGCATTGGCTATAGCCACACTTTTGACTTCATCCGTCATCGTGCAGGTAATGTACTGATCGAGCTCTTCAGCTCGGATGATGCTTTTGCCAATTAGAAACTGTATTTGCCAGAGCAGATCGGCATCCATAATCAGAATTTCTGCCGGGCCTTCAGGGCCAGCCGGGAAGGAAACATAAGACTGTTTGCCTAGGCCGATAACTCGACAACTTGCTTCAAGAATTGCGCGCTTGAGGTCTGACTTTATAACGGAAACAGGTTGATTTTCACCAGTGATTACGCCGTTGACATGGAAAGGCATGTAGCTTGAAATACGCTCCACTTTCCACACGCCAGCAAGCGATCCTTCATGCAGCACAATGGGGGTAACCGCGAGTTTCACCTCACCATATAACTGCTGGCAGATAGCTGGATTGCTGAATACATCTAAAGGCTCACATTCAAACAGCGGCGCAATCTGCATGAGGTCCATCATGGTCATCCCTGGGGTACGAGCAGTAATGAATTTGCGCATACCAGTATCCATTGCGCTCCAGATTGCTACACCATGCTTTTTGCTCACTTCTTCAGTAAAGCCAAGGTGGCACATGATGGTTTTTTCGATAGCCAGATCGGAGATAGAAACCTTTTCGCCAGGTACACCATCATTATTGATGGTCACTTCGACACTCTGGCCATTACGCAGGCGGTATTGAATTGTTTTAGTATTTTGTGCTGCCATAGTCTTTTCTCTGCTTAAAAACTGATGTATTGCGCCTTCAGGTGGGTCAGGAATGTTTTCCCACCAGCAAAAGCAATATCTCGGGGTGTTCTGTTCGTTAAAAACGCGTTCCATTGCCAACTTTGGCGTTTTTTAGCGAGTTCGTGCTTTTGTTGGCGTTTGGACCACCGCTTTTCTTTCAGTCGTTTTTTACTCATAAACTCTAAAACGGAATATCGTCTTCAAAGTCCATTGGAGGTTCGTTATTGGCGCTGCTCTGAGGTTTGCTACCACCGCTGTATTGCTGGTGGTTTTGAGGTTGGTTTGACTGCCCCCAGCCATTTGAGGACTGTGAATCGTCGCGGCGAGCGCCGATCATTTGCATGGTGCCGCCCTGGCTGACGATAATTTCCGTCGTGTAACGTTCTACACCGGCGTCATCTGTCCACTTACGGGTTTTAAGTTTCCCTTCGATGTAGACCTGAGAACCTTTTCGTAAATACTCACTCGCAATTTCAGCAATTTTTCCGAACAAAACGACTTTATGCCATTCTGTTTGCTCTTTCTGTTGGCCTGTTTGCTTGTCGCGCCATGATTCATTCGTTGCGATGCTGAGTCTTCCGACTGCTCCGCCATTTGGTATATACCTGATATCTGGGTCTTGTCCCAGGGTACCTATCAGGATGACTTTATTTACACCGCGTTGTGCCACTTATCTCACCTAATAAAATAAATTAATTAGAGCAATAATGTATATCTTTGAAACGTAGCTAACAAGTGATTTGCATTATCCTGTGCCTTCTAAAGGGATCGAGTCAGTCGGTATTGGCTGTGAATGGGTGTTTGTCCTGGAGCGTAAAAAATTCGCTTATGAGGTCTTTATGAAGGGAAAAACAGCCGCAGGAGGCGGTGCAATTTGCGCTATCGCGGTGATGATTACCATCGTGATGGGTAATGGCAATGTGCGAACCAACCAGGCGGGGCTTGAGCTGATTGGTAACGCTGAAGGTTGCCGACGTGATCCATACATGTGCCCGGCGGGTGTATGGACTGACGGGATTGGTAATACACACGGGGTAACGCCAGGCGTGCGAAAAACCGACCAGCAAATCGCCGCTGATTGGGAAAAGAATATCCTGATCGCTGAACGCTGTATTAATCAGCACTTCCGGGGCAAAGACATGCCCGATAATGCCTTCAGTGCAATGACAAGCGCGGCATTCAATATGGGATGCAATAGCTTACGGACCTACTACAGCAAAGCGCGAGGCATGCGAGTAGAAACGTCCATCCACAAGTGGGCGCAGAAAGGGGAATGGGTGAATATGTGTAACCATCTCCCTGATTTCGTGAACAGTAACGGCGTGCCCCTGCGAGGTTTAAAGATTCGCCGTGAAAAAGAACGCCAGCTTTGCCTGACGGGACTGGTTAATGAATAAACTCCGGCAGCTCCGCCGACTTTCGACAATGAAGTTATCGCTGGCGGCGATAGTTTTCGACTCGATTTTCATGGCGGTATATGTGCTCAATGAGACGTGGCCACTGGAACCGCTATTGTATGCCGGGCTTCGGCTGTGCCTGACTTTTTTGAGCATGGCTGCGAGATTGATGCAGCAGAAAGAAACCGCTTCAGATTGTCCACGCCGCGCGGTGCGCAAATATATGGCACGCAGGCGAAGATGATTTAACCATTATTGCTCTAATAAATTTGATTTATTAGAGCAAATAACCTACCATCGAACACGGCTCTATTGATCTCATCGTCGTTCAGGCTTATAGTTCCGCCGTCGTAGCAAATTCTGCGACCAGGTTTGACAGCCTGAATGATTGTGCGGACAACCGCAGATTTCCGATATTGCGGTATTTTTGTGTCCGTTAAACCGCGTTACGCCCAAATTATGGTGGGGCGTGATGGGGAGGCTTCGGCCTGCTGGTTTCACAATCGCCAGTCTGTCAACCCTGTCACGTCCTGCCACCTGTTTGACAGCGGGTAGCAGGTTGTTAAACCTGATTGTGAGGCCGTAACTATGGTTAATGCCAATCCTTGCGCACGCCCTGAATTTATCTGGCGCTTTTACTCCTGCCAGAAACGCCACTATCACTTCGTTATTGCACCAACAGAAGATGAGGCCCGCTCTCAGCTTCCTGACGCCCCATGTATTTTCTCTGCCCGTTTTTCCACTGATTC